GCAGCAGCTGCACTGGCCTGGGCCGCCCCGATGACCTGGCGGGCGTCGAGCCCGGCCACGGCCTGGGCGATGGCGGCCTGAGCGTCGCGCGCTTCGGCTTCCAGCTTCTCCCGGGCCGCATATTCGTCGCGCTCGTTTTCCTCGCGCTGCTGGGCTTCGCGCAGCTTCTCTTGCATCTCTGCACGCGCGGCGGTCACAGCAGCCACCACGCGGGGGCGGTGATCGTCGATGTACTTGCCTGCGCCCGACTCGAAGTAGCCGATGGCCTTCTGCACATAGCCGACGCGAGGGCCCTCGATGCGGCGAGCGGCTTCCCAGATGCGGGCGATCAGGTCGTCTTCTTCCTTCTGCGCGGCTTGAACTTTCTCGAACTCCTCGCGGCGGATGCGTTCGCGCTCGGCTTCCTGGCGCTGCTGCTCGGCCGCAAGTCGGTTGGCGATGATGGCGGCCAGGTCGTCGGGGGGCTTGAGCACCAGCGCGGCGGCATCGTGCACCACCAGCCCGCTTTCCTGCAGCGTCTTGACGTTGGCATGGATGCGGTTGGCGATTTCGCTGGCGGCAATCTTGGCCCGGGCCAGTTCGTCGTTCACGGCGCCGCGCAGGCTGTCGAGCGTGCGCTTGCCCTTGACGGCCCCGGCGAAGTCGGCAGGCACCTGGGGCATGTAGTTGGCGGGCATGGCCGCATTCAGCTCGGCGATGTGCTCGCGCAGTGCAGCGATGCCCCCGGCCACGATTTCACCGCGGATCTGCTCCTTGCGCGCTGCCACCAGCTTCTCGGTGGCCAGCCGGGTGGTGCGGGCCAGCTCTTTGAGGTCGCGCACCTGGCGGCGCATGGCCTCAAAGTCCACCATTTCGCCCAGGGCGGCGTCCTCGCCCGCTGTCAACATTTCCTCGGCGCGCTTGAGGGACTTGCAGGCGGCCTCGGCGTTGGCAAATTCCTGGTCAGTGTCGGGCTTCGCCGGGATTCGCTCGATGAAGGCGCGCAGCGCGGTGGAGAAGTCGGGAAGGTTGGACACCACGGCCAGCTTGCCGTCCAGGCGCAGGGAAACGGCGGGCAGGCTTTCCATGGCCTCGGCCACCACGGGGGCAGGCTTGGCCTCGGGCTGCTTCCAGGCGGCCAGGTCGGCGGCAAATTGCTTCCAGCCCGCAATGAGTTGCGCACGGCGCTCGGGCTTGCTTTCGTACCACAGCGGGTGCGTGCCCTCTGGCGTGCCGTCGCTGGTGGTGAACAGGGCGCGCTGTGCGCCGCTGACCAGAAGCTGGTGCTCCAACTGCAGGTAGTAGTGCGGCTCCAGGTCGCCCGCCTGCACCTGCTGCACCAGGGACTGGTTCAGCAGCTTGTTCTCCCAGATCAGTACGTCCAGCATGTCGATGCCGTCGAAGCTGGCCAGCAGCGCCATGCCTTCCACTTCGCGCGTGGCCACCACGGGGTAGAACTCGGTGCCTGCGATTTCCTCGGCAATCGGGCGGGCCAGCGCCTCGGCTTCGTGCCCCGCATCAAAGATTCGCTGTTTGGCCGGGCTGACTTCTTCGGTCAGGCCGGTGGCCTTCTGGCGCAGCAATTCGTCGCGGGTGGTGTACTTGGAAAGGCCCAGCGCTGCGGCAGCTTCGGAAGCGCAGAAGTGCTTGGCGCGGGCGGCATGCCAGGCGGCACTGCCCTGTGGGGCATTTTCGAGAACTTGGTACATGGAAAATCCTACAAAATCAGCATGCAGCGCTTTGCCAGAAAGCGTGCGATGCTATGAAAAAGGTAGCGTTATTCGGCTTCCAGCGCGAACTGGCGATGCTCGAAAAGCGCCGTGAGGTCGGCGCGCTGCTGCGGGTCGTCCACCTCGCCGATGGCGTCGGCCACGCCGTACAGCGTGTCCAGGTCCGGGGCGTCACGCAGGCGCTTTTCCAAGTCTTGCGCCAGCGTGGGCGCCGGGTCACCCTTGGGCCGCACGTCCGTCACAGGCTGCTCGATGGGTGCCCGGATGGCGTCGATCTGCTCCTGCGTCAGCGTGCCCTTGGTCTTGGCCTTGGCGATCACGGCGTCTGCCGTGGCCTTGCCTGCGGCGATGGCAGTGCGCCAGGCCGGTAGGTTCTTTGCGAACTGGTCTGCGGGGTATGCAGGGAGTTCTGCGGACTGATGTGGCTGAGCGCGCGGCACCTCGTCTGCCATGCCCATAAACTTCTCGCCGGGCTCAGCCAGTTCGTCGGCGGTGTAGACGCCCAGGATCACGTCGGGGGCGTACAGGCGGCTCCATTTCTTTTCCGACAGGTACGCAAGCTGCTGCTTCGGGTCGTCGGCCCACATCGTGGAGTTGCGCACGCGGGCCTGTGCCAGCAGCAGCTCCAGCACGCGCGGCGCCGTCTCGCCCTTGAGCGTGGCCGACACGCGCACACCGCAGCCTTCCTCATCAGCGAACGTCCAGCCGGGCACGCGGTATTCGCCCTTCTCGCCCTTCTTCACGGTGAACTTGCCGATCACCTTTTCCCAGGGGCCGAAGAACTCGAAGGCAAAGCGGTCTTTCACCGCGCCGCTGCTGTTGATGACGGCCGCCACAAGCTGGGCCTCATAGCCGAGCGTTCCGTTCACCAGGTGGGTTTTCTGCGCAACGGCGATGGGGTTCATGCCCCATTGCATGGACTGGAGCACGATAGCGAAGCAGTCGCCTTTGCTGCCGCGCAGGTGCGCCGGCACGGTGGTTTTGCCGCTGGCCATCAGATCGGCGATGCGCTCCAGCCGCTCCAGGCTGTCGGCGTTCATGAGCAGGTCGTAGCTGCTGGCGCTGTGCACGGCCAGGGCGGTGCTGGTGGAAGGGGTGGGGGAGTTCATGCGGTCCTCAGTGGATGAAAGGTTGGTGGAGCCACGCCATGTAGAGGGCGAGCGCTGCGGAGGTTGTGGCGAGCCAGGCGCCGAAGGCGATGGCGGCTTTCATGGCGCCCCGCCAGCGACCCGCGTCGGCTGGTCAACATGCCGCAAACACTGAAGTGTTTTCGAGTCCATCCATTCCGGCGTGGCGTGCGGGCCGCACACCTGCTGCCCGGCCCATTCCCGGCTGGCGATGGCCTCGGCTTCTTCCCGCGCGGCTTGCGCTGCTGCGGTCGGCGGGTTGCCGAGATGACGCGCGTCGTCGGCCTGCGCCCAGAAGAACACGGCGAAGACGGCCAGCAGCGCGGCCAAGGTGGTGAGGTTGGGGCGGGTGGTCATGCGGGTTCTCCGGTTGCTTTCGTGATGGCGGCCTGGGCGCGTTCCAGCCAGCTCCCGGGTTCGGAAGGGACATTCCACGGCCCACCGGGCGCGCCGTAGCTGCTGACGGCGCGTTGCAGCGCATCCAGCAGATCAGGCGCAGCGGAAATAAGGCGGGCGTTCGCTTTATCAACGGGGTTGCCGTTCATGGTTCCAACAGTGCAGATTCGGCGCGGCCCAATCTCTGGCGTCCCAACGGAGCGAACTGCGGGGTGTGTCGCAGTTGGGTGCATTGCCCACGGTCCAGGCGTATGTTTCTTGCTCATGCTGGTTCAACAGCCTGCTTGGGCTGGCGCGTGGCTTCGATTTCGATTGCCTCCACCTCGGAGGGCGTGAGGCGGCCATAGATGTCCCGACCGCACATGTAGGCGGCACACAGCGTGACCTGTTCGGCCCAGCCGCATTCGGGTGCCGCGTCCTCCCACTCCAGGTGGCAGTCCAGCGCACCCAGCGTGGGGTGCTTGTGGACGTGCAGGAACTGACCGGCGGGGCAGCGTGGAGCGTCGAAGCTGGCCAGCGCTGCGCGCTGGGCCTCATTGATGGACTGCAGGTGCTGCGTGGCGTGCATCACCGGGGCGCTGCGAAAGCCTGGCGGCACGATGCCTGCCAGGGCCTGTTGCATGGTTGGGTGGATGTGGTCATTCATGGCTTTTGCCTTTCTTCGCTACTGGGGTTGTCAGCGCTCGCTCATGTGACCAGCCACGATGGAGGCGTGTGGCAATGGTGATGGGGCTTATTCCGAGTTCGTCTGCCCACGTAACCAGCGCCTTAACGTGCTCTCCCAGAGTTAGGAAAACCGTGTTGTGGCGGTTCATCTGCTGCTCTCGCCTTGTTGCCCACCGGCAGTTATCTGGCTGATAGCCAAGAGCGTTGTCGATGCGATCAATCGAACATCCGTCTGGGGGCTCCCCCATGTCGGCCAGAAAGTTTTCAAAGGAAAATCGCCACCGGTCGCACACGGAGAGGCCTTTGCTGCCATACCCGCGGTAGGTTTTGCAGTTGGGTTGATGGCATCTGTTCACCATGCTGTGCCAAGTCACAAATGCCCGTGATTTGGACATTCCGTGCGTCGTCTTCGCTGCCATGGATGTCTCCTGTGGACGTGAAAAAGCCCTCGCGGGGGAGGGCTGTGGGAAAAGAAAACCGCTGCCCGTCAGGGCCTGCCAGGGGAAGAAGAGAGGGGAGGGAGGAGAAGGCGCCCTGGCGCGGCGGAAAGATGCGGGACAAAGCCCGTCAGAACCCCGCGCGCGGGGCTCTTGCTGGTGCTGTCACTTCGAGGCGCGGCGCTCGGCCCAGCGGCCCAGGCGGTAGGCCGCGTAGCAGGTGCCGGCAGTCCAGGCCAGCAGGCCGGCGCCGACGAGGCCGGTGAGGATGGCCATGGCCTACTTGGCGATCCGGGGCAGCGGGTAGGGCACCTGGGGGCTGCAACTGCCGTTCTGCTTGGCGAGATTCGTGTTCTTGTCGAAATCGTCCTTGCGGTAGCAGCCCACGCTGGCCGAGTAGGTGGAGCACATGAGGACCGTCTTGTCCACCTGCTTGCCTTCAACGCGCATGATCGACAGCTCGGCCCAGCCGTCGCCCTGGGGGCATGCGGGGTTTTGCGCGTCGTCGCTGCGGCTGACGATGGCGAAATCCGAGGTGAAGCGCGGGTTCTGCGCCTTGTAAAGCGCGGCGTTGAACTCGGCGTTGGCCTTGGCCGTCTGGCGGGCTTCCTCCATGCGGTCGGGCGGGGCAACGTCTTTGCCGCCGCACGCGGCCATGGCAGCCGCGGCGAGCACGGCGGCGATGAGGGTGAATTTCATGGTGTTCCTTGAGAAATGCCGCTGGGGCAGGCGGCGACAAGCCCCGCGCATGCCCTGGCGCGCAGGGCATGCACTGGTGTTGTCAGGAATCGAAGCCGAAGACGAAACGCACCTGCCCGTGCTCGGCCTGCAGGCGCGCCACCTCGTCAAAGAAGTAGGCAAGTTCGGCGCGCAACGGGCTGTCCCACTCGCAGCGGATGTGGGTCCAGTTCGGGATCGCATTGCGCTCGTGCTCGTTGTCGTGGACGATGACAACGCCGGGGCCAGAAATGCCGCCGCAGTAGCTCCGGGGGGCGCCCTTGCGGTCCCACTGCTCGTAGATTTCGCGGCCCACGATGCCAGTCTTCACGACGACCGGAGCGCTCTTGAACCACGCCAACATTTCCTCGGCCGCAAGCCAGGAATGCGAGTGATCGCCCATCCAGACTACGAGTTTTTCACTCTCGTCGTGGTACTTGCGACGGCGCGGGTCCATGTGCTCCAGCGCGGCAATCGGGTGGTAGTCATCGCCATCGTCCACCTCGAAGCCTTCGGGGTAGCTGCGCGGCTCGGCGATGGGTGTCACGGCATCGCCCGTCTTGACGCCAGCGAAGCCCGTGCCATTGCGCACATCGGCCAGCACCGCGAAGAGCTGGTAGTGGCGGTCCTGCTCGTAGTTGCTGGGGATGTCTTGCCACATTCCCGTGGTGGCGTCGTGGCGCTGAAAAACGCCGTGGATGTCGGTTCCCATGGTGGTACTGCTAAGTGCCTGACAACATCGTCAGCCCATGCCCCGACCCGCGAGGCAAGCACTGATGTGTGTTGGTATGGGAGAGGGGGGTGGGGCGGCTGCGGTGGAAAGGACAAACCCCGCACTGGAAACGCTATCGCTGGTATGTGTGTGGTCTCTTACGAGGTATGCGGCCCCGACCAGCGCATGGCGACTGCAGTTGCCGCCCCGAAAATGTCCCCGCTGCTCTCCCGGGGTGGTCGCGCTCACCCTTCCGGGCTACATTCGTCAGCAGAAAGCCGCGTTCGCTACTCTGCATAGCCCCTGTGAACAAGGGCGAATTGAAGATGGCTGCCGGGCCACCAACTCCGGCTTCTTCGGTTCACTGCTCGATGACAGTGCCGAGAGGTGTTTCGCCATCACGGCTGCAGGCTCAGTAGCGGGCGTGTTGGGCAACGAACTGAATCGCGCGTTCTCATCCCTTCAAGCCTGCATGCGTGATGGCCCTCGTGAGAGGGCATCGGAGAGGACAGAAGGCGGCCAACTGATTGATCGTCAGTCGGCCTAGGGGCTGGTCTGGCCTTCGGCCCTCTGCGCGCCCGCTCCATGAGCGCACCCCTGTGGCAGCCTCGCGCATTGCAACCGGGCATCACCCCGGCAGCAGGTAGCCGCCTTCTGTCCTCTCGTGCTCGTGTCTTTCCGAGCTGTCAGCGCTTGCGCGCTGGTCGTTTCTGTTCTTGGCCTCCCTGTTTGCCTCACCGCCGTACAGATCCCAGCGGATGGATTTCGCGTGGCTGGTTGATGTTCGCGTTGCCGATCCCATCCGGGGGCAGAGCGCTACTGACTTGAGCGACCGACGATCTTTTCTTGTCCGCTACCGCCCGCGGAGGCCCTGCGTTTACCCAGCCGTGCCTGGCTGCATGAACGTGGAGGGCTGCTCTCGATGGATTGACCCCATCGCCTCCAACTTGCTGCAGCCATCTGGCCTGGAACCCCTCGCGTCTCCGGTCGGCGTGGCCCTGTGTGCGTCTGGGCCGGTTCGTTTCGCGTTGTTGGTGCGATGGATGAATTATGCAAACAAGTTTGCAATAGAGCAAGAGTTTTTTGCAAGATAGTTTGCATTAACGGTAAACTGCCCCCACGCCCAATCCGGGCGGGCAACAAAAAACCGCCTCAAGGGCGGTATGGAGTAGTGATGCAGGGTGACGAACTTCTATTCGAGCTGCGCGGCCCTGATGGGAATGTCTGGCGTCTCTACCTGGATGGCAGGACCGAGGGATTCCCTGCGGGCACGATCGTGTCCAACTTCGCGCTAGCTGCGCATGCGCGGATGATCGGGGAAGTGATAAAGCAATCCGTCAGCCTCCCCGCAAAGTAGGCCAAGACTGAAATCGTTGTGAGTTGGCTTGTCGCATGGTGTAGCTCCAAGCTGGAGCGCAAGCGGGGTGGTTGCGGGTGTGAAGTACATCTCCACATTGTCTGCGCGCAGGTCATATCGCGAGAACAGCGCCCACTCTGGTCTTGGTACGCCATGGGCAATCTGTAGCGCCGTGAAGGACTCTTGAATTCTGCGTGTTGGCGTAAAAGCTGCGGCCCCGTTTCCCAGATCGAGTTTGTACCAAGTGCTCATCGAATTCCTTTCCGCCGGTCCTTCCGGCATTCCCTCACATCCACCAGAGTCTTGAACCGGTGGTCCTCTCGTGTGATCCACTGCATGTTGCTGGGGTGGTCGGCCCCGCCAGCGCACAGCGCGGTCACATGATCAACGTGCCAGCCCGGGCAGGCGCCGCGCGTGCGGCCCGTGGAGGGGCAGGGTTGTTCTGCTCGGAAGGCGCGCACCTGGGCGCGGTCGCGAGGAATCTTGGCTTCCGCACTCCACGGCGATGCCACAACCAAGACCATGGCCGTACATATCCAGACACTATGCAAAGTGCTCATCCGCGCGTGCTACAGCCCAAGAATAGAACTCTGACGTCCATCCATTTGCAGGGATAAGTTGATGCTGCGGGAACTCGATAGGAAGGCGCCATTGAAGCCATTGCTCCAAGGTTGCTATCCCGTCTGGTGCGACGTACTTGTTCCCAAGCACGCGGCTTTCCAGGACAGAAACTTGCGAATCAATAGACCATTGCTTTAGCCCAACCCACTCTTTGAGGACGCGGGCAAGTACGGCTTCTGGAGAGGCTGCGTTTCCCATTGCAGAGAGGCCAAATCCGTACAGGAGGCCCTGGCCCGACCCACTTGGCGCTATCTGCAATGGAGAGCGTCTCCGCTGGAGAATTTTGGTGAATGAGTTGACCTCAGTGTCCAGTGCTCCAGTGACCATTCTCAACAGGGACATCGTTTCTCCGTTCCTTCAATACTGCTCACTGCGCCACACGGTCAGCACCTTTCCCAGCACCTCAAAGTGAGGGTTCTTGGGCGACATGGGGTAGGGCGGGAAATCAGGGTTCTTGGAGATGATGTTGAGCATCACGCCGTCCCCGTGGGGGTCGGGAACCCGCTGGATCATTTTGATATAACCCTCGTCCCCTACGCGGAAGAAATAGACACCCTCGTGGGTAACCGTCTTCACCCCTGTGTCCACCAGCAGCGGGTCTCCAGGGTTGAACATGGGCCGCATGGATGGGCCGAAGCCAGTCACGATGCAGAGATTGCGGATGCCAGTGTGCGATGGCACATTCAGGCGGAGCCAGTCATGGGACACGCGCCAGCTCTTGATGATGCCTGGCTGATCGTCCAGCAGCAGGCGCCCTGTGGTGTCCATGCCGCCGCCGGTATCGAACTCTGCGATGACCAGATCGGGCGGGGCGCCTGACGCATCTGATGGTGCCTCGTGCGGGGCGGGGGCGGGCGTCAGTCGTGCCTTTGGCGTTGTATCCGCGCTCGGTACGAATGCCCCCGCCACCAGCGTCTCCACCGTGGTCCCCATTGCTGCAGCAAGTGCGGCGATGTAGCGAACAGTTCGGAAATCACTTTCGAGTAGCTGCTCGATGTTCTGCCTCTTGCAGCGCTTTCCTTCTGGCAGGTCGCGCTGGCGCTTGGCGACCTCCAAAGCTAGCTTCCCGGGCGTGAAGTCTTTGCCCATGAACTGGATGTACTCCCTGACCTGATCAGCAAGCGTCTTTTTCATTGCAAACGATTTTGCGCCAGTTGCCTGCAAGCTGGTTTGCGTGGTACATTGCAAACTACTTTGCATTTGAGTATCCCCAATGGAAAACAAAACAGGTATTCAGCGCGCTGTCGATTCGTTCGATGGCAGCCCGTCCAAGCTGGCAGATGCAGTCGGCCGCGGAGTTCTTCGCCAACACGTTGAGCACTGGCTGAAAGTGGGCCGCGTGTCCGCAGAGCGGTGCCCTGATGTGTTCGCTGCCACAGGTGTTCCTTGTGAGCAACTGAACGACAAGGTGAACTGGGCGCTGGTGCGCAACGGCGCATTCACCGAGGCCAAGGAGCCCGCCAAGGCAGGGGGGTCCACATAGATGGCAAACCAAGACAAAGTTGAGCTGCGCGTGGACATCACGCCAGAGCTGGCCAGCCGTATTGATGCGATGCTGATGGTGGACGGCCTCAAGGCCCGTGCGGATTACGTGGTGCCGATTCTTGAAAAGGCTTTGAACTACGAGCTGCATAGGGCCACTGTGCTCCTGCGCTGCGCTGGCATCAATCCGCTGGCATCCGGCGATGCTGGAAAGGTTGCGGAATGAGTAAAACAATCACTCACGCGCAACTGCTGGAGCGCCTGCACTACGACCAAGAAACGGGTCGATTCTCTAGAAAAACTGCCGTTCGAGGACATTTATCCGGGCCGATTCAAGGGAAGCTCGATAAAAAAGGCTATCGCGTTATTGGCGCCTTCGGAACTGACTTTCGCGCCCACCGCCTAGCTTGGTTCTATGTCCACGGTGTGTGGCCAACGGGGCAGGTAGATCACATCAACGGTGTTCGGGATGACAACCGTATTGTCAATTTGCGTGATGTCAGCCCATCCGAAAACCAACAGAACAGGCGCGGCCCAACAAAAGCTAACAAGTGCGGATTTCTGGGCGTTTTCGCTTGGCAAAACAAGTGGCGCTCACGCATCAAGTTGAACGGTCGCGCTATCGAGGTCGGCATGTTTGACTCACCAGAAGCCGCGCACGCCGCCTATTTGGCAAAGAAGCGTGAACTGCATCCGGGCTGCACTATCTAGGAGGCCGCCATGACCACGTTATGGAACCCGCGCAAGCCCCTCAACCAGCCGCCGCATTTCGGCCGCGTTGGCGCAAAGCCCGAGAACAGGCCTGACGCATCAGCGCGTGAAGCGGAACGCGCAATCCACGCGGCCCATTTCGCGCGCGACGAAGCGACGCAACGTGTCGGCGGCCGGCGCGCCGTCGTGTGCGAGTAGGAACAAGGCCGATGCACTACTACAAGCGCAACCTTGGCGACTACGCCAAGAAAGCGGGCCGACTGTCCATGTTGCAGCACGGTGCGTACACGCTCCTGATTGATGCGTGCTACGACCGTGAACAGTTCCCCACGATGGAGGAAGCAATCGACTGGACGTGGGCATCTTCCACGGCTGAGATTGAAGCCGTTGAGTTTGTACTGCGCAAATTCTTCACGCTGGAGGACGGCCGGTACGTGCAAAAGCGCATCCAGGAGGAAATTGGCGAGTACCGCGTCAAGTCCGAGGTGAATGCACGGATCGCCCAAGAGCGCGAGACGAAGCGTAAAGAAAAGAGCACGAAACGTGCACCGGCCGTAGACGACTCAAGCAAGGCTGGTGACGAAGCGCCACCTAACCAAGAACCAATAACCAATAACCAAACACCTTCTGACGAAGGTGTAGCGCAGCGCAAGCGCAGCGCGCAACCACTGGCCGCCCGCCCCGATGACGTTTCGGAGCCGGTTTGGCAGGACTTTCAGCGACTGCGCCGCGAGAAGCGTGCGCCGCTGACCGACACCGCTTTGGCTGGGGTGATGCGCGAGGCGCAGAAGGCAGGCGTGGCGCTGGAGACGGCGTTGGCGTACTGCTGCGAGGCTGGCTGGCAGGGCTTCAACGCGGGGTGGTATGCCGACCGGCAAGGCAAGGCGGCGCACCAAGCGCCTGCCAGCGGCGGTCGATACGCGGCAGCCGCCGCAACGATCTACGACGGAGTGAACCTGTGAACGATGTTGCAACCCTGGCCCATGAGGCCGTGCGCGAGGCTGCAGCCCAGCCGCGCGCCAAACGCGAGGCATCGGTGACGGTGCGCAAGCTGTTCGTGCTGCTGCACGGCGCCTACGGCAGCCTGTTCCTGGCGAAATACGCCACTGGCGAGAAAAGCGAAGCGGGTGGCGATAAGGGCGTGGCCGCTGCGATGTTGGTGTGGGACTCGGCCCTGGCCAAGTTCTCGCCCGATGTCATCGAGGCCGCCGCGAAGCGCCTCATGAGCGAGAGCCCGGAGTTCGCGCCCAACCTGCCGCAGATGGAAAAGGTGTGCGAGGCCATCACGCCGCGCAAGACCCACGCCGAGCTGGAGGGCTACAAGCGTCTGCCGCCGCCCAACGTGATACCCCCCGTGCCGCTCACGTTCGACGCCAAGGGTGACGGGCGCGATTGGGCCCGCCGCATCTTGGCGCTGGTGCAGGCCGGGGTGAAGAAGTCGCCTACGACGGTGCTGTTCGCGCGGCAGGCGCTGGGCATGGAGGCGTAGGCATGGCGCTGAAACAAGACATTGGGCTGGTGGTGGACCTGCTGCAGGATGGAAAGGCTCACGAGAGCCAGTTGCGCGAGGCCACGGGGTGGGGCGCGGAATACCTTGCGCGCGTCTTGGAATCTGCGCACAAGCGCATGCTGGCTGTGCCCGTCAGCCGCCGCCGCGACTTGGCGGACCCGCGCTGGATCACTGTGGAGGACGCGATTGCGCTGTGCCCCTGGGGCCGCGCCGACGTGCTGAAAGCAGTCCGCAAGAAAGAGTGCTCCACGCGCGAGCTGGCGAAGCTGTCGGGCGGAACGGAAGACGCCATGCGCCTGCTGCTGCTGGACATGCAGGCGCGCAAGCAGATCAAGCAGATGGCCTTCAGCGGCATTCGCAAATGGGTGCCAGCGTCACGCCAGGGCCATTTGGCCGGCCCGCAGCCCGCCGTAAAGCCCGAGCGCCTGCTGGAGCTGATCGCAGAGCGTCAGCCGGTGAAGCTGGAACTGCTGGCCGAGCTGGTGGGGCGTGGACGCTTCCATGTCCGCGCGGAGGTGCACAAGCTGCGCCGCCAAGGGCTGGTGAAGATCATCGGCAAGGACCGTAGCTGGACCTACGCGATGCCGGACTACAAGCCGGGCGCCGAGGAAGTCGGTCGGGAAATCCTGCTTCGCTGCGAGGAAAAGGAGGGCGACTGCCTGGTCTGGAGCGGGGGGCGCAGCCCGCAGGGCCATCCGGTGATGCGCCACGATGGCAACGTGCGCCGCGTTGACCTGATTCTGTGGACGTTCGTGCACGGCAAGGCGCTCAAGCCGGGCTACACCCTGGTGCGCACCTGTGAAACGCCTGGATGCTGCAACCACGCGCACCACAAACAGGTGACGCGCAGCGCGGCCATGCGCATTGCCTTCGCCGCGAAGGGCGAGGTGTGGGCGAAGGAGCATGGCCGCAAGGTGTCGGCGAGCGTGCGCGACAAGATCGGCGTGCTTACGCCGGCGCAGGTAGAGCTGGTGCGCTCCAGCACGTTGAGCCAAAGCAAGATGGCCAAGGAGCTGGGCTGCCGCAAGTCGGTGGTAGGTTCGGCGCGGCGCCACGAAACCTACCGGGACTACGCCCCCAACCCGTTCGCGGGGTTGATGATGAAGGCGAGGGCTGCGGCATGAGCCTGATTCTCGGAATTGATCCGGGCGCGAGCACGGGCGTGGCCCACTTCCTGGACGGGGATTTGGTGCGCCTGGACACGGTTTCCCCCCACGAAATCGAGCGCACCATCCGCGAGGCCATGCCGGGGCGCGTGGTGTTCGAGGATTCGCGCCTCGCATCGCGCGCCTGGAACGCCCGCACCAAGGCGGCATACGGCGCGGCCCTGGCCACAGCGCGCAGCCTGGGGCAGGTGGATGCGTGGTGCCGTCTCATCACCGAAATCTGCGTGGAGCTGGGCATTCCGGCCCACGGCGTGAGCCCGGCGGCCAAAGGCCCGAAGCGCGCGGCAGAGAACTTCGCCATCGTCACCGGCTGGACGCACAGCAGCAACCAGCACGAGCGCGACGCCGCCATGGTGGCGTGGCCGTTCCGCCGTTCCCAGGGAGGCCGCCATGCGTAAACAGTTCGTCATGGTGATCCCGTCGTCGTTGATGGAAGCCATGCGGCGCGAAGTGGCCCGCTTGGCTGTCGCTGAGTTCTCCACGGATGCCGATGGAGCCACGCTGGTGCAGGTGCACCAGGTGCGTGACCCGGACTCGCTGACCGATGACGACAAGGGCCTGCTGGGCATCGTCAACGGCGTGCGATTTTTGGTGTCGCGCCCGTTCATCCTCCCGCCGCCGCCGCGTGACCCGCGCCGCGAGCAAGCAGACCACATGGCACGCCTGCGCAAGTTCACGGGCCAAGACTGGAGGGGCCGCCGTGGCTGACGCACCGCACCCCGAAGGCGACGGCCTGGACCACGGCACGCGCGGGAAGCTGGGCGCGCTGGAAGCGCTCAAGGAGCTGTCCCCCCAATACGCCCAGGCCAAGGCCGACCGCACGCGCCTGGAGCACTTCCGCAAGAGCAAGAAGGCGCTGCTGATGATCGAAGCCGAGAAGGACGGTCACAAGAGCGCGGCCATGCAGGAGCGCTACGCCTACGCCCACGACGAGTACATCGCGCTGCTGGACGGCCTGCACGCGGCCGTGGAAATCGAAGAACGCCTGCGCTTCCAGCTCCTGGCAGCCGAGAGCGCCATCCGAATCTGGCAGACCCGCATGGCATCCGACCGCATCGAGAGGCAGGTGATCCGGTGACCGAGAATGAAAAGACCCTGGCGCGCGCGCTGGAGCGCTGCACCTTCTTCCCTGGCATCGGCACCAAGCGCTTCGCGCGCGACATGGCCTTTGCTGCTGCCATGCAGGAGCCGCCCCCGCTGACCCCGGCCCAGCGCCGCTACCTGCTGACCGCCGTGGTGCGCTACCGCCGCCAGATCGCGGTCGATGTGGTGGCGCTGGCCGAGGCCGAGCTGCAGGCCGATGCCATGGCAGACGCCGCAGGAGCTGCGGCATGCTGACCCGCTCCACGCCCATGAAGCGCACCGGCTTCAAGCCGCGCATGGCCCTGGTGAAACGGGAGCCAAATCGGGATGCGGCGCTTGCCCAGCGTGCGCAGGCAGCTATGAAAAACGTAGTGCCTCGCGCCGCCGTGATGTGCGGGAGCACCAGCGGCCCGGCGCCCAAGGAGCCCGCGCCGCTGCGCAGCGAGCGCTACCGCCGCGCCGTGGCCAGCCTGCCGTGCGTCTGCTGCGGAATCGTCGGAATCAGCCAATGTGCCCACGCCAATACAGGCAAGGGAGCAGGCACCAAGGTGTCGGATCTGGACAGCTTCCCTCTGTGTGCATCGCAACCAGGACGCCGAGGCTGTCATTTGCTTTTTGACCAAGGGGCGATGTTTTCCAAGGATCAACGCCGACAGCGCGAAGCTGAATGGATTGCAAGAACGCAAGCGCAAGTCATCAGCGCTGGCATGTGGCCACGGGGATTGGCGCTGCCGCCAATCCTTCACCCGAATGGAGGCGAAGCGTGAACGAGGAATGGAAGGCAATCTCAGGCTACGAGGGGGTCTACGAGGTTTCTAGCTTCGGACGTGTGCGATCGCTTGACCGTATCGACAGCATCGGGCGCGTTCGCAATGGGCGCATGAAGGCTACCCCCGTTGACAAGAAGAGCACTGGCTATCGGTTTGTCCGCCTTTGCAATGGCGGCATTGCAAAAAAGCTCGACGTGCATGTTTTGGTGCTGGAGGCATTCGTCGGGCCACGCCCTTCGCCTGCCATGGAGGCTTGCCACGGTGATGGGGACCGTTCAAACCCTGTCTTGAGCAATCTCCGTTGGGATACGCCGAGCGGGAACGCAAAGGACCGCTGGAAGCACGGTACCGCCAACGCGGGATCGCAGTCGCCAAAGGCCGTGCTCACTGATGACTTGGTGCAGACCATCCTTGCGAGCCCGCTGTCCTCTCTCAGGTTGGCGCCTCTGCTTGGAGTTGCAAGCTCAACAGTGCGCGCCGTCCGAATCGGCCAGAACTGGAGCCACATCACTGGCCGTGCATCGGCCGCGAAGAAACGCCAACTGAACTGCGAGTCCTCATGACTGAAACCAAGCACCTGCAACCCGCCGCCCTGGAGCCCGTGCAGGCGCCAGAGACAAGCGCTCCCAAAGCCATCACGAGCACCCAGCGGGTGCTTGACGCCGTGCGCGACCTGCGCGCCCTGGGCCAGACCGCCACGCGCGACACGGTGGCAGAACTGACGGGGCTCAAGCTGTCCATCGTGGATGACCGCCTGCGCGACCTGGTGGGCGAAACCAAGCTCAAGCGCCTTCTGCGCGGCATCTATGAGTTGGTGGAAACCTACCCGCCGTCGCGCAACATCAGCAAGACCATCCTGGACAGCGGCTACGTGCTGATCGAAATGACCGGGCGGCCCGGCGTCGAGGATGTGGTGTTGCACCTGACGCCCAGCGAGGACCGTGCACTGGCCCAACTGAGTGTGGGCGCGGCCGGACAGGCGATTCTCATCAACAGCACGAACCAACACCTGTTCCTGGCCACGGAGCTGGCCGCGAAGGTTGAAAAGCAGGACCGCGAATTGAAGTCCATGCGCGAGCTGCTGCGCGACAAGCTGGACGCCCGCCAGATGGACCTGCTTGGCGTGACCGGGCCGGAGGATGTGGAAAGCCGTGAAGGGAGCAAGCCATGAACGCACTGATGCCCCTGATGGGCAACCAACTGACCATGAGCAGCCGCGAGATTGCGGGCCTGACTGGAAAGGAGCATTTCCACGTCATGCGCGACATCCGCGCCTTGCGTGACCAGCTCGGCGCCCTGTTCGGGGGGTACATCCAGACCTGGAGACACCCCCAGAACGGGCAGACCTACGAGGAATTCGTGCTGGAAAAGGACACCTGCCTGACCTTGCTGTTGGGCTATGACCCCGTGGCCCGCGTCACCGGGCGCGGCCTGGAGTTCCTGCGCCGGTTTGTGGAGCGCCACGCGGAGCTGTTCAACCATCTTCGCTCGCAAGGGGCAGCGCGTTGAACCTTGCTCGCGGCGGACTGAGCAGGATGCATTCTCAAACAGGGAAGTCTCAGGTAGAACCATGTTGTTCTAAACAACACGGGAGAGGCCATGATGATGGAGAAGCAGAGAGCGAATGCCGAAAGCGGGGGATTGAACAGTGAGATAGATAAATGGAAGTTCGCATTGACTGCGATAGGCGCGGCGCTGGTTGGAGGGTATTTCGTGTACTTCTCTTGGCTGATGAACCTCCCCTTGGCAGAGAATGCCGATAAATGGGGAGCGTTCGGCGACTATTTTGGTGGGCTTATGAATCCAGTGGTGGCATTCGCAGCCTTCTACTGGCTCACAAGGTCCGTGAAACTGCAGAAGGAAGAGTTGGCCGAGACTCGCCATGAGCTAAAAGAGGCTGCATCTGCTCAAAAGGCATTGGTGGCCAACGGTTCCGTGCAAGTGCAACTCGCCGCACTTACCGCATTAGCAAATGCTGCAAGCGACGAGATGGCCGTGGCTTCGACTGAAAAGGCGTCATTGCGAGCAGGTCGCTCCGGCACCTCTGGCACCCAGTCAATGATGTATGACTTTGCAAACGCCCCAGCTTTCGCCGAAGCAAAAGCTGCATTTCAGTCTGCAAGAAAAAAGCGCGACAGATACCTCGCGCAGATGGAGGCGATCTTGGCAGTGAATATGCCATCCGCGCCCATCCCTGATGAATCGCCTGATTCTTTAGACGTCGGAGCCGTGAGTAAACCAGAGCATAGCGATGCTGCTGGGCCAGACTCCCCGTAGGTATTGACCAATGAAATGGCGCGCCCAGCATAGGGTTAGGCCACCAAGCCACTGCCCGGAACACTCCGGGCATGGCCACTTCCCCCCAGGGCAAGAAGCCCGCACCCCGCAAGACACCGCCCGCGCCAGCCGCCAAGCCTGCAGCCCCCAAGAAGGCCGCAGGCAAAGCCGCGCCTGCACGGAAAGCACCTGCCCCCGCGAAGAAGGCTGCAGCACCGGCCAAGACCACCACCAAGACCGCACCGCGCAAAACGCCCGCGAAGGCCGCTGCGCGACTCGTGGAGCCTGCATCGCAGGACACCCCAGCATCACCCCTCACGGACAAGCAACAGCGGTTCGTGGAGGAATACATGGTGGACCTGAACGCCACCCAGGCTGCGATTCGTGCCGGGTATAGCCCGAATACCGCAGCGGAGCAGGGCTACGACCACCTCAGAAAACCTCAGATTCAGCACGCCATCGCAGATGCGCGCCGAAAGCAGCAGGAGCGCACCGCCATCACGGCCGATCTGGTGTTGACGCGGATCGCCAACATCGCCCTGGCCGACCCGCGCGAGCTGGTGGAAGTGAAGACCGGCTGCTGCCGCTGCTGCTATGGCATTGGGCACAAGTACCAGCGCACCCTGCTGGAAATGAACACCGACCGCGAGGTGTGGATCGACAAGGGCAAGAACCCAGGCGACTTTGACGAGCAGGGCGGCATTGGCTTCAACCCCCTGCTACTGCCCGTGCGCGACTGCCCAGAATGCGGCGGCGACGGCCAGCCGCGAACAGTGCTCAAGGACACCCGCAACCTGAGCGAGCGCGGCGCGGCGCTGTATGCCGGCGCCAAGACCACCAAGTACGGAATCGAGGTGCTCACGCATTCCCAGATGGACGCGCTGGAGAAGCTGGCCAAGCACGTCGGGCTGTACGAGAAGGACAACCAGCAGAAGGCCGACCCGCTGGCGGCGCTACTGGCGCGCGTGGCATCCGGCAACAGCAACGGCTTCGGACCGGTGCAGGACGACCCCGAGCGCAAGGCATCAAGCCTGCCGGTGCGCCAGGACGACCACGACGACGAGGATTGACATGGCCCGTCGCGTGAGTGTCTCCCTCAACCAGATGCCGACCAGTGCCGAGGAACTGGAGCGGTGTCTGGCCGATCCTGAGTGGCGGCTGTTCTCGGGCTGCCTCTACAAGATCATGGTCAAGGGCGACGACATGAAGGGAGGAAAGGTCGGGGACACGTTCAGTGTGCCGTTCAAGCCCAACCGCGCGCAGAAGCGATTCATGCGCAGGCTGTGGCATCGAAACCTGATCCTGAAAGCCCGACAGCTTGGGTTCACGACCCTGATTGCCATCCTGTGGCTGGACCACGCGCTTTTCAACGCCGACCAGCGCTGCGGCATCATCGCCCAGGACCGCGAGGCGGCCGAGGTGATCTTTCGGGACAAGGTGAAGTACGCCTACACCAGCCTGCCCGAGGAAATCCGCGAGCGCTTCCCGCTGGCCCGCGACAGTGCGACAGAGCTGCTTTTCGCGCACAACAACAGCAGCATCCGTGTGGCCACGTCGATGCGCTCTGGCACCATCCACCGGCTGCACATCAGCGAGTTCGGGAAGATTTGCGCCAAGTTCCCGGACAAGGCCAAGGAGGTCATGACCGGCTCCATCCCGGCCGTGCCGCTCACCGGCATCCTGGTGATCGAGAGCACTGCCGAGGGCGCCAACGGCGACTTCTACGACCTGTGCACGCAGGCCGAGGCGCTGCACCACTCCCACCAGAAGCTGACGCCGCGCGACTACCGTTTCCACTTCTATGCGTGGTGGCAGGAACCGAACTACCGCATGGACGCGAGCGCGGTGGTCATAACGCCCAAGCAGCACGAGTATTTCGAGCAGGCCGAGGTGGAAATGTCCACCACCATCGACATGGAGCAGCGCGCGTGGTACGTGGCGACCCAGGCCGCCGACTTCGCCGGGCGCGAGGAACGCATGTGGCAGGAGTACCCATCCACGCCGCGCGAGGCCTTCCAGCAGTCCACCGAGGGCCACTACCTCACCAAGGCCATCACCGAGCTGACCAAGCGCGGCGGAATCACGGCCGTGCCGCTGCTGGACCTGCCTGTCCACACGTTCTGGGACATCGGCAACAGCGACGGGTGCGCGATCTGGTTCGCCCAGCAACTGCGCGGCGAGGACCGTTTCATCGGGTACTACGAAGAGCACGACGAAGACCTCAAGCACTACGTGCGCCAACTGCAGCTCCTGGGCTTTGTCTTCGGCAAGCACTACCTACCCCACGACGCGGACCACAAGCGCCTGGGCGATACCAACCGATCCACCAAGCAGATTCTGCAGGGCCTGATGCCAGGCCAGAAGTTCGTGATCGTGCCCCGCGTGACCCATCTCATGACCGGGGTGAACACGCTACGCAAGCACATGCGCGGCGCCTGGTTCGACAAGGAGGCCTGCTCCTTCGGCCTGGAGCGCCTGCGCGGCTACCGCAAGAAGTACAGCCAGGCCATGGCGAAGTTCCTTGACGAGCCCGACAAGAGCAACGGGTGCACCGAGGCCGCCGACGCCCTGCGCCAGTGGGCACAGGCCAAGGAATCGGGCCTCTACACGCCCACCGACGACGCCTACGGCACCAAGAACGATTTTGAAATGCCGCCAGCCCCCGACTGGCGCACCTGATGAGGGCATGACCATGCTGAACCCCACCACCACCCCCGACGAGCTGCAGGACGGCGACGACCAGCCCATCAGCATTGACGAGTTCGCGGCCATCGTGCGCGAGGCGCTGGGCCAGCCCGCGTGGCGCGCCCAGGCCGACAAGGAGGCCGACTACGCGGACGGCAACCAGCTCGGCACGGACCTGCTGCGCAAGATGCAGGCCATGGGCATCCCCCCGGCCAAGGAGAACATCATCGGCCCGGCCATCGCGGCGGTGTGCGGCTACGAGGCCAAGACGCGCACCGACTGGCGCGTGACGCCGGACGGCGAGCCCGGCGGCCAGGACGTGGCCGACGCGCTCAACTTCCGCCTGAACCAGGCCGAGCGGCACAGCAAGGCCGACCGCGCGCTGTCGCAGGCGTTCAAGCCAGCGTGCGCCGTGGGCATCGGCTGGGTGGAGGTGGCGCGGGCATCGAACAGCCTGGAGTTCCCCTACAAGTGCCGCTACATCCACCGCAATGAAATCTGGTGGGACATGAAGGCCATCGAGCCGGACCTGAGCGATGCGCGCTGGCTGTACCGCCGCCGCTGGATCAGCCGCTCGCGGGCCGCGCGCATGTTCCCCGAGCACGCCACGCTGATCGCCCACGGCGGGCCGGATAAGTGGATGGCCCACTTCGCGGCGCAGGAGCTGGAGGGCGGCCAGTCCACGGGCCTGCAGTCGGCTGCCGAGGCCGAGCGCGCTTGGACGGTGCAGGAGGACAACTACTACAACGAGGAAAACAGGACCGTGTGCATCACGGAGCTGTGGTATCGCCGCTGGGTGACGACCGTCATGCTCAAGATGAAGGACGGGCGCGCGGTGAAGTACGACGAGGCCAGCGAGCTGCACCAGGCGGCGCTGGCGCTGGGCCGTGGCAAGCTGGTGGAGGAACTGTTGCCCGTGGTGCGCCGCGCCTACTGGATGGGGCCGCATCGCCTGTTCGACGGCCCGAGCCCGTACCCGCACCGCCATTTCCCCTACGTGCGGGTGATTGGCTGCCAGGAAGACATGACCGGCATCCTGTTCGGGCTGGTCCGCGACATGCTTTTCCCGCAGGACAACCTGAACAGCACCATTTCCAAGCTGCGCTGGGGCATGTCGGCGGTGGAGACGAAGCGCACCAAGGGCGCCGTGGCAATGACGGATCAGCAATTCCGGCAGATGTCCTCGCGCGTGGATGCTGATTTCGTGCTGGACCCCGAGGCCATGAAGGACGGCGGCGTCTTCGAGCGCAACCGGGATTTCCAGCTCAACGCGCAGCAATTCCAGCTCATGCAGGACTCGCGCGCGGCGGCAGCCCGGGTGTCGGGCGTGACGCCGGCCTTCCAGGGCCAGACTGGCACGGCCACCAGCGGCGTGCAGGAGCAGACCCAGCTTGAGCAGTCCCAGGTGTCGCTGGCCGACCTCATGGACAACTTCAAGGAGGCGCGCGCCCTGGTGGGCGAGTTGCTGCTGGCGCTCATCATCGAGGACGTGGGCAAGGAGGAAACCACGGTGGTGATCGAGGGCGATGTCATCAACCCGGCGCGCACGGTGGTGCTGAACCGCCCCGAGGTGGACCCGATGACCAACATCGTGCTGCTGTCCAACGACGTGCAGCGCACGCGGCTCAAGGTGGCGCTGGAGGACGTGCCCACGTCCAGCAGCTTCCGCACGCAGCAGCTCAACGCGCTGTCGGAGTCCATCAAGGCCGCGCCGCCCGAGGTTCAGCAGGTGGTGATGCCGTTCCTGATCGACCTCATGGACCTGCCCCGCAAGAAGGAGGTGGTGGATGCCATCCGGGCATCGAAGGGCCAGGCCGACCCCGAGGCGATCCGCACGCAGGTGAAGCAGGAGCTGATGTACGACCTCAAGGCCCGCGAGCTGGACATCAAGCAGGCCGAGAGCGACGCGCGCATCAAGAATCTGGTGGCACAAGCGGTGCAAACCGGCGTGACCAGCGCATTTGCAGCGATGCAGGCGGGCGAGAAGATCGCGCTCAACCCGATGATTGCGCCCATTGGTGATGTGGTGATGCAAAACGCTGGCTGGCAGCCGCCGACCCCCGCAGGTGCCGACCCGAATTACCCGGTGCCAGAGCAGGTCGTTCCAGTCGAACAGCCGGGCGGCATGCCTGGAGACACAAGCCCGACCACGCCGCAGTCACCGATGCAGCCGCAGAGCGCGGCAGCAGGTGGAAATGATGGAATCGAAACGCTACGAACTGACTAAAATAGGCGAGCCCACGGCGGACGGCAATCCGGCGCGGGCTCTAACCATTCAGACTGGGAAGGAGTCGTCATGGCTGGCAATGATTTTATCGCGGCGAAGCAGTGCCGCACCTGCGGGATCGAGAAGCCTCACGCGGAGTTCTATAAGGCCGCTTGCTGCAAGGACGGCCTAAGAGGTGAATGCAAAGCCTGCGTCGCGGCAAAGCAGGCAGATTACAACCGCCAGCACGCAGAGCAGATCACGGCCAAGAAAAAAGAGTCGTACTACGCCGAAGGTGCGGAAGAAGTTCGCAAGGAGAAGTCCGCAGCCTATTACCAGGCGAACCGGGATAGGCTAATGCGACGCGCGAGAGAGCACCATGCCAGAGCTGCTGACGCGATCTCAGAGCGCAGGAAAGCAAATAGAGCGAAGCTGCATTCGCAGACCATGGCGTGGCGCGCTGCGAATGTTGATCGCGTCAGAAAGGCGACCCGGGCCTGGTACCACGCGAACAAAGACCGCTTGCGGCCGAGCAGAAAAGCAGCAAAGGCCATGCGGCGCGCAGCTGGCGTAATTGATGCCACCGTGGTCAGCTTCCTGATGCATGCGCAGCGCGGCAGGTGTGCGGTATGCAAGGCGTCAATCGCCGGAGGGCCTTACCACCTTGACCACATCAAGCCGTTGGCGCGCGGCGGAACAAACCAGCGCACCAATCTGCAGCTCTTGTGCCCGCCGTGCAATCTATCCAAGAGCGCCAAAGACCCGATTGACTTTATGCAGTCGCTAGGCTTCCTGCTGTAGCCCGAAGCCCGTAACGCAATCCAGCCGCCCACCGAGGCGGCTTTTTCACGCCCGCCCGGTATAGGGCGAAGGCTTTCCGCGCATCCCTTCGACACTGTCCCCAAGCCCCCCGCTGTGAAGCGCCGGGCGAAACGCCACCTCGTGATGAGGCAGCACCTCCCGCAGCAGGAGAGCGGACGGCCAGGGCTTCTGTCCTGGCCCATCCCTCAACCCGCATGCCCATTCAGGCCCAGCCGGATAGCTGGGATGGAGCACGCAACATGCCAGGACTTACTCCGGCGGAATTTCTCGAAAAGGCCCTCAACGGCGAATCGCTGGACAGCGACGACGCCGTGATCCAGGGCGAACAGGACAACACGAATGGTGCGGCCGATGGCGCTGGCACTGCGGCGGATACCGCAGGGCAGGGCGCTCAAGGCCAGGCACAGGACAAGCCGAACACGGGCGATGAACCCGCAGGCGCTGCGATTGCCAGCAAGTCCGGCGCCTACACCATCCCCTACGAGAAGCTGGAACAGGCGCGAAACCACGCGAAGACGCTGGAAGGCGAGAACGAAACGCTCCGTGCACAAGTTGCGGAGATGACCGCCAAGCAGCAGGCCAATCTGGGCCAAGCCGAGGGGAAGGCGCAGGACCGTGCGGACGCAGGTCAGGCGCAGACCCAGGCAGACCAGAACCTGGCAGCGGCAAAGGCGGCCATCGGGCAAGGCGTTGACATTTCGATGTTCGGCGACTTCTCCGAGGAAGCCATCGCCAAGGGCCTGGGAACCATGATGGCCCAGATGCGCGAGGAACTGCGCGCCGAGCTGCGCCAGGAAAGCGCCCAGGCGCTGAAGCCGCTCAAGGAGCAGCAGGCCAAGGAAGCGAGCGACGGCCACCTGAACACGATCTATCAGAAGCATCCCGATGCGGACGAGATCGTGCAGTCGGCCGAGTTCGGAGCCTGGATGCAGGCGCTCCCAAGCTTCTCGCGCGCAGCCGTGGCAGGCGTGCTGGACCCGAAGACGGGTGGCACGGCGCAGGAGGTGGTTGAAGTTTTTGACACGTTCAAGGCGCAGACCGGCAAGGCCGCTCCTGCACCGCGTGCTCAGGGCGATGGCAAGGCACCGGAGGTGCAGCGCCGCGTCCCCCACTCGCTGTCGGAGGCAGCGGGCGAGCAGCACACCGACGTGTCGCAGCAGGTGGCGGCCATGGCCGGCACCAGCCCGAACGCGCTCATTGAGCGCATGCAGGACATGACGCCCGAGCAGATCGAGCGCGTGATGAACGCCATTTAGTAATTGAACGGGCCGCTCGTGATGAGCCGCCCCCATCCCATCGAAGGAGGTCACTATGACCATGAACAGCCATGTGGCGGCCGGTTCCGACAAGGCCGCATTCGTCCAGTCGGCGGGCATGTTTGCCCTGGCCGAGAACCGCCTTTCGCGCCTTGGCCAGCTCTCCGGCCCCCTGCCCAAGGGCGAGGGGAAGGTGGCGGAAATGATCCGCAAGCAGTCCAGCTCGGACTACCCCATCGTGAAGGCGATGGACCTGTCTCGCGGCACGGGCGACGAGGTGGAATTCCATTTCGTGCAGCCGTCCAAGATGCGCCCCATCATGGGATCGCGCATGGTCGAGGGCAAGGGCACCGGCCTGGCATACGACAAGGCCCGCACCCGTGTGGACCAGGCCCGTATCCCCGTGAAGCTGGGCGACACCATGACGAACATCCGTTCGGCCGTGGATTTCACCAAGCTGGCCCGCCCCGTGGCCCAGTCGCACGCCAATGCCTACCTGGACCAGTCGATC